TGGATATGGGATTATCCAAATTACGAAAAAGATTATGTTGTTGTGGCGGATGTTGCGAGGGGTGATGGTGCGGATTATTCCGCTTTTCATGTCATTGATGTGGAATCGGTTGAGCAGGTTGCAGAGTATAGGGGTAAGATAGAAACAAAGCAGTATGGTGCGTTCTTAACATCAGTTGCAACGGAGTGGAATAATGCTCTTTTGGTGATTGAGAACGCAAATATTGGGTGGGCAGTTATTCAGGAGGCAATTGACCGTAACTATCAAAACCTTTACTATTCATATAGGGAGTTGGGTTATGTGGATGATGATGTTCACTTGCGGAGGGGGTGGGACCTAAAATTAAAAGAGGATATGGTGCCAGGATTTTCAATGACGCAAAGAACTCGTCCTCTTATAGTATCAAAGTTAGATACTTATATGAGAGAAAAAGTTCCGATTATTCATTCTAAGCGATTAATAGATGAATTATTTGTCTTTATTTGGAATGGTTCAAAAGCAGAAGCACAACGAGGTTATAACGATGATTTGGTAATATCATTTTCAACTGGGTTATGGGTAAGAGATACTGCTTTAAAATTGAGAAAGCAAGGTATGGATTTGACTCGTAGCACATTGGGTAGTATAATCAAAGTATCAGGTGATAGGGGAGTGTATTCTAACAACGGATATCAGCAAAATCCTTACTCAATGAAGGATATTAAGGGTAACGATGTTGATTTAAGTTGGTTATTGTAAAAAAATCATATTTATACTTATGGTAGATAAATCATTATTTGGTAGATTACAAAGATTATTTTCAACCCAGGTTGTAGTTCGTAGAATTGGTAAGGGTAAAACTCGAGCAATTGATACGCAAAGATTGCAATCGCAGGGTAATATAAAGGGAACATCCTACTATGATAGATATGGTAGGTTACACACCTCCCGTCAAAATTGGGAAACATATAATAACCAATACAACTATTCATCCAATAGAATGGAGTTATATACCGATTATGAAGCAATGGATAAGGATTCGATTATTGCTTCGGTGTTAGATATCTACTCAGATGAATGCACACTTAAAAACGATGTGGGTGATGTTCTACGAATTAACTCTGATGATGAAAACATAAAGAAAATACTATACAACCTTTTTTACGATGTCTTAAACATTGAGTTTAATTTATGGGCATGGATTAGGGGGATGAATAAATATGGTGATTATTACTTGGATTTGGATATTCAGGAGGGTGTTGGTATTGTAAACGCATCACCTATATCTGCGTATGAGGTTGAGAGGGAAGAAGGATTTAACCCAGAAAACCCATTTGAAGTTAGATTTAAGATGACCACCTTTGGGGGAGGTTCTACCGGATTTAATTATCAAAAATCACAAAATGACCCAAAAAACTATATACCATTTTATAGAATAGCCCATTTCCGATTATTTTCGGATACAAACTTCTTACCGTATGGTAGGTCACTTTTGGAGCCTGCAAGAAAAAGTTGGAAGCAATTGACTTTGATGGAAGATGCGATGTTGATACATCGGATTATGCGTGCACCTGAAAAACGGATATTCAAAGTAGATGTTGGTAATATACCACCTACCGAAGTAGACCAACATATGCGTAACATTATAGATAACACCAAAAAAACTGCTTTTGTAGACCAAAATACTGGGGATTACAACCTAAAATTTAATTTGCAAAATATGTTAGAGGATTATTACCTACCTGTTAGGGGTGGTCAATCCGGTACTGAAATTGAAACATTGAATGGTATGGATTTTACGGGGATTGATGATATAAACTATCTTAAAAACCGAATGATGGCCGCTCTTAAAGTTCCAAAGGCATTTATTGGGTATGAGGAAGCAGTTGAAGGTAAAGCAACACTTGCTCAGCAGGATATTCGTTTTGCACGGAGTATTGAAAGGGTTCAAAAAATCGTTCTTTCCGAATTAACGAAAATCGCTGTTATTCACCTTTATGCGCAGGGGTATGAAAACGAAGATTTAGCAAACTTTACATTGGATTTAACACCACCATCTATTATTTATCAGCAAGAAAAAGTTGCCTTATGGGTTGAAAATGTTAGATTGGCAAGTGATATTAAAACATCAAAATTATTATCACAAGAGTGGATATACAAAAATGTATTCAATATGTCAGATGATGAGTGGAAACTGGAACAACAAAAGGTTATAGATGATTTGAAGTTAGGGTTTAGGCAAGCTCAAATTGAAAATGAGGGTAATGACCCTGTCAAAACTGGTGAGTCATTCGGAACACCACATGATATGGCTTATATGAGCCGAGTTCCACCACCACAACCGGAACAACCGGTAGCAGATGAAGGTGGCGGAGGAGCTCCTCCACAAACGGGTAATGACCAAGTAGTGCCTGAAAATTTGGGTGGTTCACCAAAGGGTGGATGGCCGGGAGCAGGTAGACCTAAAAAGGGTAGTAGTATTGGGACAGATAGGAGTAATTTTGGGAGAAATCCGTTAGGATATGAAAAAAACATATCACCTGAATCACCATATCACACTTATAGAAAATCTCCACTATCCATTGAAAACCTACAATTACAATCAAGTTTGAAATCCTACAAAGTAAAAACCAAAGAAATGTTGATGGAATCGCTTGAAATTGGTGAAAAAAAGCAAGAAGTTAGTATGTTAGATGAGAAAAACATATTAAATGATATGGTTTAATTAAATTTCATATATTTATTAAATGATATATAAGGGATAAAATGAACAAACTCAAACATTCAAAATATAAAAACACAGGTGTTTTGTTTGAATTACTTGTCAGACAGATTGCATCTGATACATTGAATGAGAAAAACTCATCAGCCCTTTCAATTATTAAAAAGCATTTTAAGAATGGAAGTGAACTGAATAAAGAGCTTAAATTATATCAATTTTTGGTAAAAGAAACATTTGATAGTGATTATAAAGCCGGTGAGTTTTTGAACATCATACTTTCAGAAAGAAAGAAGTTAAATGAGAGTTTGCTGAAACGTGAGAAATACAATTTGATTAAAGCTATTAACGAAAGATTCAGTACATCAGACTTTTTTAAGTATAGGGTGAATAATTATAAATCACTTGCTTCTATTTACAAATTGTTTGAAAATACTGAAAGTGTATCTCCGAAGGAGTGGGTTGATTGTAAGACCGTTATTTTGGAAAATGTTACTAAAAAGGTAAAACCCCTTAAAGAAGTAACTACTGATGAATACACCAAAGAATCCAAAGATGTTCGTTTATTAGCGTATAAGTTTTTGGTTGATAAGTTCAATGATAAGTATAAGGTATTGACCACCGAACAAAAATCGGTTTTAAGAAACTACATCAACAATATTGATAATTCGGATAATTTGAAACGATTTATTTTGAGGGAAACAAACAAACTTAAAAATGAGTTTAGTAAGGTAAAAGTTTCCGATAAGGTTTATTCTATAAAGCTTAAAGAGGTAATTGGGTTGATAGATAACCTATCCAATTCAAAAATAGTTTCTGAAACACAAGCTTTGGGACTTTTACGTTATTATCAGTTGTTAAACGAGTTAAAAGGTATCTAATATATGAGTAGATTTTTAATTGAAGAACTTGATAAGAAATTCAAGCAGCTAGAAGCGATTGAACCTGAGATGGGTGATGATGATTTGGAAGAACAAAATGTTACCTCTAATTTGGATGGTGGTGCTGGTCCACCTCGAACTCCACATGCTTTTGCGAAAACTGAAAAGGATATGGATAATGACCATATTGAGGTGTTGGGTTACAAAAAGATAAAAAATGTAAAGAGAAATTTTTTAGAGAGGTGGGAGCGTGAGATTGAGGGTGTTATTGGTGAAATGAATTATCGTCAATATCGTAAAAATGAAACAGGCTCCCCTCAATTAAAAATCAATAAAGCAATCAAAGAAATCAATAGAAAAATATACGAAGTAGAGCATTTAGTGAACCAAAACATAAAATTAAAAACTGAGATGGGTGTTTCATCTAATACTTATTGGAAAAAGACAAGAAATAACTTTTCCAAAATATCAGAGAGGTTAAATCGTATTTCACTTAAAATTAAACAATTGGGTGCGTAAAAAATGAAACAGCTATTAGTAGATACTATTGTATTTGATGTTAAACCACAGCAGCTTAAAGAAGCAGCAATGAAGGGAGATGGTAGGCTTATTGTAACCGGTGTCCTACAAAGAGCAAATGAAAAAAACCAAAATGGTAGAATATATCCTGAAAATATATTGAAGCGTGAAGTTCAAAAGTATAAGGGTAGGGAAATAGCCGAAAATCGTGCTTATGGTGAGTTAGACCATCCTGAATCATCCGTTGTTGAGTTAAAAAACACATCGCATATTATCAGAGATGTTTGGTGGGATGGTGATGATGTAATGGGTAAGGTAGAGATATTAAATACCCCATCGGGCAGAATACTTAGAGAGTTGGTAGAGGCTGGGTGTACGGTTGGTATATCATCGCGGGGTATGGGTTCGGTTCGTCAAATCAAAGAAGATGGGACAGTGGCAGTTGAGGGGGATTTTGATTTGATATGTTGGGATTTTGTAAGTAATCCATCTACCTATGGTGCTTTTATGTCCCCTATGAATGAGGGTGTAACTTCTAAAGTAACTAATAAGGTTGATAAGTATAAAAAAGCAGGTGATATTATGAGAGATATCATTTGTGAAATTGGTGGGTATTGTGAGTGTTTTCAAATCGGAGAAACAAAATGAATATAAATACAAAAGAAATTGAAACTTTGCAAAAGCAAAAAAACGATTTACTAAAACAAGTAGACCCTTTAATAGCAAAAAAGAAAAAGTTGTATAGTGATGTGGATATCACCACACCAAAATCATCAGATGAAAAAAAGTTGGATAAGGAAATAGCAGACCTTTTTTCGGAAATAAATGATTTAGTTCATAAAATAGTTAAGTTGAAAAAATCTCAAAATGAAGGTAAGCATACTATGAAATTAAAATCAGTAAACGAAGCAATCGCAGTTGGTAAAATGGTTAAGGTTGTTGATAATCCATATTGGGAAGCCGCATTAGGTAAAAAAGGCCCATTCAAAAGAAAAGTTAAAATGATTGATGGTGATAATGTATTCTTTACCGATGGTTCTAATTCATCAATGAAATATGTAAAAGAAGATACCCAACTTACAAATGAAGCTGATTTAAATTGGAACGCAGTTCAAAACGTAATCATCAACTTCTTAAAAGCAAACACTAAAATTTTGGACAAAAGAGTTCAAGCTAAAGATACTGAAGGTGTTAAGGGTGGGTTGAAATCAATCATTAGTGGTTTAACTAATGCACAAAGAAGTTTGAATTTAGAATCGGTAAACGAAATCAAAAAAGGTAGTGTTGTTATAC